TTTAAAGGACCTTTTCAAAGAACATTATATTGATGTTCCAGAAGAAAAATATAACGTGCTTGATGACTTAACTAACCAAGTCAAAGATTTAGAATCAAAACTTAACGAACAGATTGAAAAGAATGTAAATCTTACTAAGGAAGTAAATGATTCTGAAAGAACAAATCTTGTCGCTGAAGTTTCTGCTGATTTAGCAGATACAGAAAAAGAGAAGTTTGCTTCTATGGCTGAGAACGTTGAGTTTGAAAGCGCACCAAAGTTTAGAGAGAAGTTAGAAACTATTAAAGAATCTTACTTCCCTAAAACAAAGATCGAAGAAACAGCGTCAAAAGACGAGGTAGACTCGGTGGCGGCGAATGAACCTGTTGTAGAAGCAAGTTCAGATGCTATGGCTGCATATACTGCCGCTATTTCAAGAAACCTTAAGAAGTTAAAAGCTTAGGGGTGATAACAATTAACTTAAAATAAATTAGGAGAGATAAAATGTATCTTACTGAAAATTTACAAGAAAAGTGGCAGCCAGTCCTAGAGCATCCAGATTTGCCAAAAATCGAGGACTCTTACAAACGTGCTGTTACTACTGTGATCCTAGAGAACCAAGAGAGAGCAGTTAGAGAAGACCGAAGCTTTATGGCAGAGGCAGCTCCAGCTAACTCAATGGGTGCTTCAAGTTCAACAGCGTCTGACGGATCTGTTGACATCTTTGATCCAGTTTTAATATCATTAGTTAGAAGAGCAATGCCAAACCTTATCGCATATGATATCTGTGGCGTACAACCAATGACTGGTCCAACTGGACTTATCTTCGCTATGAAGTCAAGATTTGGTTCACAAGCAGGTGCAGAAGCATTATTCAACGAAGCAGACACAGACTTCTCTGGAAGAGATGCTGCTGGCGATACTGGTTCACCAGACGCTCAATCAGGTACTAACCCTGCAACATTAAACGATAGTCCATCAGCTGGTACTTATACTACTGGTATTGGTATGACTACTGCACAAGCAGAAACACTTGGTGACGGATCAGATGAGTTCGCTGAAATGGCTTTCTCAATCGACAAAGTTACTGTTACTGCTAAATCACGTGCTCTAAAAGCAGAGTACACTATGGAACTTGCTCAAGACTTAAAAGCAATCCACGGTTTAGACGCAGAAACAGAATTAGCTAACATCTTATCAAGTGAAATTCTTTCTGAAATCAATAGAGAAGTAGTAAGAACTATTTACTCACACGCAAAAGCGGGTGCTCAAGTAAATACAACTACTGCAGGTATCTTTGATTTAGATACAGACTCAAATGGTCGTTGGTCAGTTGAGAAGTTCAAAGGACTTATGTATCAACTAGAAAGAGATGCTAACGCAATCGCACAAAAAACTCGTAGAGGTAAAGGTAATTTAATTATCTGTTCTGCTGATGTAGCTTCTGCTCTTCAAATGGCAGGTGTATTAGATTACGCTCCAGCACTTTCATCTAACTTAAACGTTGATGATACTGGTAATACTTTTGCAGGTGTACTTAATGGTAAGTTTAGAGTATATGTTGACCCATATGCTGCTAACGTATCTGCAAGTCAATACTACGTTGTAGGATATAAAGGTACTTCACCTTACGATTCAGGATTATTCTACTGCCCATACGTTCCACTACAAATGGTGAGAGCAGTTGGTCAGAATAGTTTCCAACCAAAAATTGGTTTCAAAACTAGATACGGAATGGTTCAAAATCCTTTCGCAACATCTGCTGGTACAGGTGCTCTTGATACTTCAGGCGCAGTTGCAGCGGGTGCTCAAAACGAATATTACAGACGAGTAAAAGTTACAAACATTATGTAATTTTATTCTTTGTAAGAAGAATTAAAGGGGCGCTTCGGCGCCCTTTTTTTTGCTCTAATATTGATTATAAATAGTAGTATGACAGAAACAAATGTACAACTCAGACAACCTGCAAAATTAGACTATGCAAGTCCAATACAGTTTAGGTTCAAATGCACAAAGTTACCAGAGGTAGAGTTTACTTGTCAAACAGCAAACATACCTGGCATATCTTTAGGCAGTGCTTCACAACCTACACCTCTCGTAGATGTTCCAATACCTGGTGATAAATTATCTTATCAATCACTAGACATATCTTTTCTTGTAGATGAAAATTTAAATAATTATAAAGAAATACATGATTGGTTAGTAGGTTTAGGGTTTCCTCAAAATCACACACAGTTTCAAGACTTGGCAGCAGGTAGTGCTGATAGATTTCCTGGTTCAACTAGAAGTACAGCACCAACAGGTAAAAATGTGCCTGCACCATTGAAAGAGGGTGGCATTTATTCTGACGCAACACTTACGGTCTTAAATAGTAAGAATATTGCTAAAACTGAAATAAGATTTCAAAACGTTTATCCGACAAGTCTTGGTAGTTTATCTTATGATATTAAATTATCAGATGTGGATTACTTACAAGCATCGGTAAGTTTTGCATATATGTATTATGAAATAGTACAGATTTCCACTACATAGACCTTGACAAACACACCGAAAGGTGATATAATGAGTAGATTATGACAT